GCAGCGGCTAAAGCTTTTTGATTTTTGTATTTTTCTAAACCTAGTCTTAACTGCTCTTTTGCTGAGTCTCCTTGTTTTGCACCTACTCTAGATAAAACTTCTTGTTGTTTAAGCATTTCGCCTAGCTGATCTCTACTCATTCCAAAAGATTTCGCTAAAGCCTCTGCGCTTATACGATTCATCTTTAAAAATTCATCGCTGCTTCCTATTTGACTATTAATTTCTTGAGCAGCTTCGGCTAATTCGTTATTCAAGAAAAGCTCTCTGGCTTTTGCTAAATTTATATTTTTGCCTGTAAGTAATTGAGCTTCGAATTCACTTGCTATGCTTGATTCGTAATCCAAGAAAGAATCGGCCATTGAATCTAGTTGTTTTAATTCTAGACCCATTGCTTTAACTGTAAGTAAAGACTTCGTTAATTTTTCTGGATATTTGGCGAAAGATAATCCTAAGTAGCCTCCTAAATTAGAAGCCTCTTTAAGAATTTTTTGATATTGAAAACTTACACCAGTTGCATTTTTTAAACCTACTACTTGCGCTAATATAGATTTAGTTATTTTATCCTCTTCTTTTCCTGTTACTTTAGAAGCTTCATAAAGTCCTTTTCTTGTTTCTAAATCAAGTCCGGCAATATCCTTTAACTTGATGTTAGTTGCCAATTGTTCATTGGTCAATCTATTTGTAACTCCTAAAGCGTCGACCATCTCCATTTGAGATTCGGCCATTTTTTGGGAATTAATAAAGATATCTCCGCTGCTAATACTTAAATCGGCAAATTCCATTTTTATCTTTCTAGCTTCCGCTGTAGAAAGATTCATCGATCTAGCAAACTTGACAGTTTTGTCTTGAATTTCTAGTATGTAATCTAAGACTGCTTTTAAACCAGTTACCATTCCGGATATAGCAGATCCTACGATAGGTATCAAGGTTAACGGATCTTTTAAAGCAGTACCTATTCCCCCTACTGCTGCTTTTCCTAATGACTTAGCTTTATCAAAAAACGATAATTTTTTATTTTCTTCGTTTAAATCTCTCGCTTTTTGTACCATATCGCCATAGTACTTATCGCCGATTCCTAATTTTTTTGCTAATAAACCAAAAGCCTTTCCAGTCAGACCTACGCTACTGTTAATTTCTTTTTCTGTAGCTAATTCCGCTTCTAATATTTTTTGAGTTTCTGCAGTTACTTTATTTGCTTCTATAACTGACGCCAATCTTCTTTCATCTATGTTTAAAGACTGTTCTTGAGATATTACTGCTTGATCTATTGCAATTAATTGAGCCTGTAACTGAGCTTGTACGATCGTATTGTTTTGGAACTTAGCTTTTTGAATGCCGTTCTCTAGCTCTTTTCTTTTTTGGATATTTTTTACATAGTTATTGGCATTCGTTACTTCATTATTAGTTAAGCTTCTAGCAATGTCTTGTTCCTTTTTCGCACTAAGAATCTGTTTCTCTCTTGCTTTTTGAACGTCTTTTTCTATAGCTTTTACATTAACAGTTTCCTTATTTAATGCTTTCACTTTCGCAATAGACTCGTCCCTTAAATCGTTAATTTTCGATAGTAAATTTATCGACTTATCTAACTCTTTATTTTGATCGCCCTGCAATCTTCTGGATTCCCTAAGGGATTCTTCTAGAGCTTTACTAATATCTATTTCTTCTGCCATTTAACGCGCGTTGGTTATATATAAATATTAAGACTTAGATTTTACTTTGGAGACAAACTTCTGCTCCTCGCCTTTTGATTTGGCGAACTCTGGGACATTAATCTTTTTTGGATCTGTCTTTTCTGTGATTTTTTTTTGTTGATCGTTTCTAACCTCTTCTACTCTTTCTAGGTACTCATTGATCTTCTTAAGATTGAATCTTCTTTTATTTACGTCCATGTTCCACACCTCGGAATAGGTAAAGCCTCCGCCACCGTGATAGGTAAGCTCAAAGACTTCGGTCATAAACGTATGTCTATATTCCGCTCCCGGGAAAAAAGAACTCCGCGGTCATCGGTACGTCGATTTCCATTTCAGTACCGTCTGATAAAGTGACAGTCGTTTTCATTTCAATGTCTGGGGTAACCGAAGTTATGTATTGTCTTAACGGATTTGAGTCCCTTGACAATAACGCTCCTGAATCAATAAAGTCTCTGATTGTTTTGGTTGATCTGTCTCCGTTGACAGAAGTAAGCTGGTGCTTTAATTTTAAACTAATTCCAGCGTCTTGGCCCAATGATTTTTTAATTCCCTTAGCTTCTTCGTCGATTCGCTTATCGTCTTCGATTGTAAGAATCTTAAAAGTGACTTCGTTCTTTGTAAATGGTAGTTCGTAAGAAGCTTCGTTGTTGTTCTTGAATATGGATAAATCCACTTTCTTATATCCCAACTTCTGTAAGTCCACCACGATTGTTTCTTCTTCTCCGGTGTTAGGGTTGAGATACTTTAAATTGTAATCTTTACCATAAGCTAATATCCTAGCTGATACCAATAGCGCATTCCTATCGCCCAGGATCAGATCCTCGTACTTTATATCGCTTTTAATAACTGATTTAAGCATCTTTTCGATAGCTAAGCCCTGACGTAATAGATTCACGTTGGTTAGTATATCCTCTTCTTTGGCGGTCATGTATTTCATTTCGACCAGTCCTGAAGACAATGGATTTTCTTTTGTGTAAAGTAGACCTTTTGAAGGAAGATCTATCATTTCGGTAGGTACCGTAAACTTTTGTTCTGACATATTGATAACTTGTTTAGAAATAAATATAATTCATTCAAGTTTCCGAGAACAAAAAAAGACCGCGGTGAGGCGGCCTTTCTTTTATATTCACTAATCTGAGACTAGTAGTTCAAGATACAGTAGTCCATTCCAACTGAGATTGTTAACTCTGTAGGATCCGTGGTCGACCAATCGTAGTTTCCAAAAGTTGCTTCTTTAATGAAAGCTCCTTTGATAATCCACTCGGAAACGATGTCTCCAACTGGTCCGATAATAGATAAGTTCAAGTCTTTCTTATAAAAGTCAGAGTAACCATCACGTCCTGTTACAGACTCATGATGTAATCTTACCCACTCCATTACAGCTTGTTGGCCTGATGGAGAAATTGGGTTGTATAATGACAAACTCATATCTCTCCACTCAGCTTTACCTTTTAACTTACGGTAAACGTTGATATGGTCTAATTTGATCTCATTTAAAGTAACGCCAGGAGCGTCTGCTTTTTTGATCATATATGAAGGAATGCCGTCTATGTACATTACGAACCTGTTAGAAACTGTAGGTTCGAACGACGTAAACATAATCTCATTTGGGTCTAATACTGGCATTTTTGGTTGTATTTAGTATAAATATTACTTTACTTATTTTTTCTTCTCGTCTGCTTTTTTCTTGTCAGCAGCTTTTTTGTCGGCAACCTTCTTAGCTTCAGCTTCTTTCTTTTTCTTTTCGTCAGCTTTTTTCTTGTCTTCAGCAACTTTTTTAGGGTCTACTTTCTTAGCTTCGTTCATAGCCTGTGCGCCTTTTCTAGCGTATTTTGTTTGTAACCATTGAGAAATTTGACCAAGGTCTACTGCAGATTTTTTAAGCAATTCTCTTTGTTGAGGATCCTTTTCTACGTTTATTTCTTGCATTATCATTTTAAGCGCTCTGTTAACAGCCTCAATTGTTTCTGCATCCATTCCTCTTCGGTTGTCCTCTTTTACAGGAGTTTCAGCTTCTTCTTTGATTATTAACTTAGCCTTTACACTCTCGTATAAATGCGCTGGTACTTTAATTCTAATGATTGTATTATCGTTCATTTTCTGTTTTGTTTGATATTATTGGCCAAATGTTGTTCCAGTTGGTAAAATGTTGAAATCTAATTGGATAAACTCCGCAGTCTTAGTTGGTTGTAAGTAGATAGTACCAACCAATTGGTTTCTATCAACCACATCAGGAGTGTTATTAGTTTCGTCCATTACGACTTGGAATGCATACAAACCTTGTCTTTGTTGAACTGACTCTAAATAAGGATTAACTTGGTTAATGAATTTATTACGAGTTACTTGAGTATTAGGTTCGAATATAAGACCTTCACCGATTTGACCAATGTAACTCTTAAGAGCGATCAATAATCTTCTTACATTTACTCTATCCAAAGCAGATGCTTTCTTTTGTAAAGTTTTTTGACCGTAGATAACTGTGCCTGCGCCTGGGAAGGTTGCAATTGGGTTAACTGATCCTTGATATAATCTGTCTCTGTCCGAAGAAGTTAATTTTCTTTCTGGTTGTAAAACTGTTGAAAGAGATCCTCTATTTAAACCTGCTGGAGCGAACCATTCTGCAGAAACTTTATCGTTGTATTCGTAAGCAGCTGGAACAATTGTTGAAGCTGGAACGAAATTAACTTTACCAGTTTCTCTTGACTTCAATTGTACCCAAGGCCAATAAGTAGCTGCGTAAGAGTTATCAAAAGCAACCGCTTCGCCTAAAACTGTAGGAATAGATTGACCGTAACCAACCATATCAATAACTGCGATAGCGTCTCCACGAGTTTGAACCGTGTTAACTAAACTGTTAATTTCACTTGAAGCGTTAAGAGAGGTTAAACCTGGTGCGTAGAGCACATTATATTTGTATGCGTCCTTATTTCCCAATAAATTGATCGCTGTATCGTAGTCAGGAGCGTAAACGCCTTGAATGTTTAAAGGATTTGTTGGACTTGTTAAGGAGTAATTTGATGTTGAATTAGGAATGCTTTCGAAGAAGTTAACTTTTTCTACTCCGAAAGAACCGAAGATAGCACCGGTAGCTGTACCAAAAGATCCGTTGTTAGAACCAGATCCGATCTTAGGAATTGAACCAGTGTACTGAGTTTGTGCTTGACCGTATTGGTTTAAATAGCTAGGAGTTGGAGTATTAACTGTTTTAACTCTTACGTACTTGCTCTTGTTTTGATAAGAACCAGTTAATTGTAAGTAAGCGTTATCCAAATCGTCTGTAGCAACTGTGTAAGCTTGATCTCCAATAACGTAAGCTACGTAGTTGTTTTGATTAGGATCTAATGACAAACCGTTCCATGTTTCAAGAACTGTCTTGTTGTTTTGGTAGTCATCACCACGTCTAATGATCAAGTTGAATAAACCAGATCCTGTATCGTTTGAAGTAATCTCCCAACGAACGTTAGCAGAAGATCCTGAAACTAAAGCTCCGTTTACAGCGCTAGAAGATAAAGACAATATGTTATTGTTCATTATCGTACCAGCTGAAAGAGTTTCAAGAACTAAAGCGGTATTGTTTGCTATGTTTACGATACTAGCTGTTGCTGGAGTGTAAGAACCAGTAACGATTCTTGTCACTAACAAAGATTGACCACCTTGCTCAAAATAGTTCAAAGCTGCCATGCTAGTTAAGTACTCGTAAGATGCTCCTCCGGAAACGAAGTTTGCACCGAACAATGCCTTGTACTGTGAATATGTGGTAACTAAAGTAGGTATGTTTACTGGACCAGTTACAGTTGGACCCAATAAAGCAGCTCCTGCTGCTACTGGTCCCTGTGTTATCTGAGATAAGTCGTTCTCTTGTAAGAATACTCCTGGGCTAATTAGTGTTTCGGCCATTTATGCGGTTTTTTTCTAGTAATAAATATCGATACTTAGTTCAAAACACTTTAGTTCAATTCGCCGGTCTCTATATTTACAGAAACGTTTCCATACTTTGATCTCAATTCTTCAAAAATTTGAGTCTCTGTATTTTTAATGCGTTCTACAATTTTCTTTTGCTTTTCAATCTCCAGCTCTAAAGAAACCTTTTGGTAAGTCAACTCTCCAAGGGTCGAAGCTACTTCCAAAGCGTCCTGTTTTAATAAGTTTAGTCTTTGAAGTTCGTCGTCCGTTATTTTTGTCATAACTTTGTTTGATATAAATATGTAATAAAAAAGCCCACCTAAAGATGGGCTCAGAGAGATTGTTGTGCTTTACTCTTGTACTCTTACTAATTTATAGAAAGTAGTATAAGTGTTTGGACTAACAACAGTTTCGAAATCGGACAAGTTGAACTCTTTGTGTTCTAGTTCTCTTTCTTCCATTAAAACTGAGTTAAATTCGTTTTGGAATTCTACGAACTTTGGATTGATTTCGCTTGAAATTACTTCTCCTTCTTCGTTAGTTTGATTGATGTATCTGGTCATTAAAAAATTCCCTTCCTCATCTTCTTTGCCGTACTTTCTAACTAATTCTTGCTTTATTGATTCGCAGGTTGCTTTTTCAGTGGCTACCTTTTTTGCAATATCGATTAGCCAGTACTTTGTGGACATTTTAATCGACTCTGATAAAAGGTTGGATAATTCCAAGTCCAACTCGTAAAAATCGTAAAGCTTCAAGGATATTTTTTCCATATGTTATTTAGATTTTTTTGCTGACTTCTTAGCAGGAGCTTTTTTAGCTACTTCTTTTGCTTTTTTGATAGTCTCATTTTTAGGAGCCAATTCAGCAGCTTTTTCAACTACTTCTTTAACTTCTTCGATTGCAGGGGCTACAGCCTCTTCAACTTGATTTACTAATTTAGAGATTTTTGCTTTGTTTAATAGGATAGCAATTGCTACTGCTACTAATACGATGATGATTCCGAATAACATAAGTTTTTAGGTTTTTGTTTATAAATATAAATATACGCTTTTTTTCAAAAAATCAACTCTAGTCCTTTAGACCAAACTTGATCCATTTGTACCATATTCTTTCGTGTAGATAGTATTGTATTGGTTTGTACACTAATTCTGCTATCCCAAATGCGGCTCCTATTTTCACAGATCCTGTCACTGCCCACATGATTCCAAATCCTATCACTGTACTAACTATTCTATAGCTAATAGTTTTTGCTATGTGCCTTTTTCTTTGTACTATCATAATCCTTTATTTTACTATTACAACGTCTCCTTTCCACACTACTTCGTTAGCTTCACAGCTAAAATGATGTTTGTCCACCATCTCATTTCTATTAGGGTCCCACACCAAATCTCTTGTGGTGTGCATTGGAATTTCTACTATAATGTTAGAACACGTGTGCTCTATTCCATTAATTAAAATTCTAAAGAACATGTGATTGTCCTTGCAAAGTGTATTGTATCTAATTTTTACATCTATCATAAACCTTCGTTTCGTGTTAAATTAATGCCAACTGCTCTATCCGCTTCTGGCGCTTGAGGATCTTT